CGTTTGACTTTATTGTAATCATAATGAATATTATAATCCACTTTACCAAAATCAAATTGCATAGTATGATCCGTCTCTGTATGGAATTCTATAGCATGTCCTACTATAGTATCCGACACTTGGCCTTCAAATGGATCAACTGCAATTATACGTTTAGGGGATGAGTTTTCAACTAAGTGCATAAGGCTCTTACCGCAGAAAACTCCAATCTCTACACATACACTATCTTGTGTTATGTATTGATCCATAAGTTTTCTGACGGTTAGTGCTTTGTCTTCATGGAAATATCCTACTGTCGAGAACCATTTTTGTTTCATAACAATATTTATTTCCAGCAGTTTTCGTTATTAAACTAAACCGGCTTCTTGTTCAGTAACTGCAACAAGACCTTCTCTGATTAACTTTTTACGGTTAGCCATATGCTTATCTTGTATTTCTTCTTTACTGCCGCCGAAGTATGCTACTGCATGTCCTTCTTCGACCAATATGTCTGTTACAAGTCTGCCATCGTCAGTGACAAAGTCACCTAAGATACGTCCAAACTTACCACGCATATCCTCGCCTTTTCTATTAATTTGTGTTTTAAGAATTGGGCCCGACTTGCCACCTATGAGTTCTTTCAACCTAGCCTTACTAGCCAAACCAAATTTCTTTTCTACTTTATCTCTGGTTCTACTTTCTGGTGTGTCGATACCCATAATACGAACTCTCTCGCCTTTGATAATAATATCAAATCCCAAATCTATGTCCACATCTACTGTGTCGCCATCAATTACTCTGATGACTTTGCATCTATACTCGTACATAATTACTCCTTGTGTCTACAAAGAGTATTTATCTATAAAGTACTACTTTAATCTGTGCGGTAATTAAATGTGTGGTTAGATAGAACTGCTTTAACAGGATACACTGCCGCCCAATTTGGCTGTGCAATATTATGATTGTAATAATGAGTTGCACCGCTTGTCGGATCTATAGTCATGCCTTTCATTGCAAGTAATGATACTTGTACACTTTGTTTCCATGCTACCATATTGTGCTTAATGACTCTGCCATTTTTATAGACTATTTGAATGTCATCTGCTTTGCCATCGCAATACCAACTGAACTGGCATCTGTCTCTAATAGGAACTATGTTACCTTTCCAGTTGACTCTTGTTTGTGCATCAAAAATAACATCACATACATTGTTAGGATACTTTTTGTGTGCTACCCTATTCATTGTTACATGTGCTACAGCACTTTTGCCAGCGAGTGTTTCTCCTTTGGCTTCGTGGTAAACATTCATTGCTAAACACAATGCTTGTTCTTCGTCAATTGATACACCGTTTATATTATAAGGTGCGTAACTGACCATCATACTTAAAAGTACGGCTTTCACTGTTAACATTTCCATATATCTCCTGCCTTTCTATATTAACTATTATACTAAAAATAGTGTCCTGTGTCAAGAGCTTTTTGGTGTGTTTATTTGTTTGTAATGTCTACAAAAGGTATTCTACTTACTGCGGCCCATTGTTCATCTGGAGTGTACTTAGAGGCTTGTTCCATTGTGTCCATAGGGTCTTTTACTTTGCGTATTACTGGGGCACCAGATTGACTCATTTCTTTGTTAAAATCCAGCCAACGATGGTCTTCAGGTGCAAGTTTTCTATCACTAACAATAGCATCAACCGGGCACTCTGGTTCACAAATGGCACAATCGATACAGATGTCTGGATCAATTACCACAGTGTTTTCTAATTCAAAAAAGCAATCTACAGGGCAAACCTTAACACATGTAGTATGCTTACAATCTACACATTCCCCTTTTACAACGTATGTCATTTATTATTCTCCAATGCTGTATTTAATCAAAATCAGCCTTTTTGGTACCATTTTTTAGTTTCTGATTAAATACAAGTAGCTGATTGGTCATAGAACCAGTTGACACATAAAATCTTCACCGCTCATCAAGATGTGATATATAGTAAAGGGACTCAGCGTTCCCCAATCAGTCAACACAGACTCCGGAGTCATTATGTGTTTTTATAGTTTGATTGTGCTTGTAAGTACAGTTGTTCACTGGCTAAATTCTTAGCCTTCGCCTCACATTGGATGTCAAAATCTTGCCAAAAGCTCAGTGCCCAGTCGTTAGCCTTAACGTTAGGGTAATAGTCAGAATGTGCTCTTAGTTTCTGTTTCTTATGACCTTGTTCAAGTAGTCCCACGATATCATGCATATTAGTGTGGGTATCGTCAGTATTAGGTAGATGCTCGTCACGACTGTAACTATAATGCATAGCAGGGCGAACTCCACGCCAACTGTCGATAACTGCTTTAACGCGATCATCTTCTGGTTGTATGTATTCTTCATCTCTAATCCAATGGTGGTGTATGTCTAACACAAGTGCAAGGTGATCCTTCAACTTTAGGCTCTCATCAAGACCCCAACACATCTCGTCATTCTCAATAGTAATAGTATTTAGTGCTTCAGGTGATAGTCTGGGCAATACCTTGATAATACCTTCTGCACCTTGTCTACCACTGATGTGTACGTTAATCTTAAAGTCTTGGAACTCTTTACCGTAACCCATCCAACGTGCCATGTTTACGTGATACTCAAATTCTTCAATACTACGCTCAACAACATCTGGACGATCACTAGCAAGAACACAAAACTGCCCGGGATGAAAAGAAATACGAACATCACGATCCTTTGCCAACTGTCCAACTTTGCCAAATCCTTCTTCAAGCATTTTAATGTTCGTTGGATCTTGCCACATATACTTCCAATCATCTTGTGTTGCTCCTGGTAACTGATTACTGCCTAAGCGGACCATCCTTCGGTTCTCCGGCAGTGTGCTTACATAATCAATAAGATTGTATGCACTTTGCATATTGTGTTCAACAATGTCAAGCATACGTTCTTCAGCAACAGCCTTAGTCTGTCTGTTAAGCCAAGTAATAGTAGTCTGTCGTTCTGTGAAGTGTTGCTGTATTTCTTTAAGCACTTTAGGTTTCTGTGTCTGGTCTGGGTCCATGTATTTACAGCAGAAGCCTATGCGTTGTAAAGAGTTGTCAAACATATAATATACCTTTGTGAAATTATACAAGTATTATACACGATTTATATCATATGTCAATAAATATATGCATGGAATTTGACTATATTATTGCCTCAGGCGACAGTTTTACAGAAGGTTGCAAAAATGTACTAGATATAGGAATACAAGATACGTGGCCCGGGCAACTAGGCAGAGAGCTTGGAGTACCGTGGGTCAATTTAGCGGAAGGCGGATCGAGTAATTTAGATATTGCACTACAACCTATACAACACTTTTCGGAGACAACCCCACCAAAGAAGCCATTATTTATATTCGCATTCACAGTGGATCATCGACCTACCTTTTACGATCATAAAACAGGTGGAATAACAAGTTTCTATACGACACTACCTGAAGAGATTGACCAACATGACGATTTAGTTCATATGGAAAGAGTATTACTGCGGAACCAAACAAAATTAGGCATGATACCTGTGGACCAATACGTTGACACATATCAACTACAAACAATACAGGCTATCAACATTGCTAACAATTATAAAAAGTTGTATGCTGATGCAACAGTGATGTGGGGATTTATACATTCGTACCTACCAACAGAGAATATAAACGTTAAAGATTTGCATACAACCCACCCAGAAGAATATCCATATATGGATACTTGCTTTAATACACATCTAGATGGTTGTGTTCCGTTGCAATCAATTACTCATGACAAAAAGTATTGGGTTAGCAGATCAGATTGCCATCCTAATCTCAGAGGAATAGTAGAGTATAAAAACTTCTTTAAAACAATTCTTGATAAATAATGGTGTAGAAATACAATAATCGATTATTAAAAAGAATATTTTGGAGTAACAGACCATGGCAGATACTAATAACTTCGCACTTAAAGGATTGGCTAGTTTAGTTCAATTCGGTAAACGCGGATTAAAGATTCTAACAAACACCACAGATGACTATTTCAGTTTTACTGATAACGATGGTACTACTCTAGTTGAAGTAAGAGGTGCTAATGCAACAGTGGCATCAGCATTCATAACCAAAGGACAATTTGAAGCGGCAACTAGTGCCGTTGCTCAGTATGTAAGTACTGAAGTAGAATACGATAGTGGAACAAGTACATTATTCGAAATACCTGCTAACGCAATGGTATACGGAGTAACTGTTGACGTCCCTAGTCCTTGGGTAAGTGCAAGTGCAACAACTTCAATTATCGTAGGAGATTCCGGTGATACAGATAGACTATTCACAGCCGATGATGCCGATATGACTGAAACATACCAGTTTCAAAGTAATTATCAAGAAATTTATTCATCTGCAACGGATATCACATGTACAGTTACCGATGGTGGAGCATCAAGTGGTGCCGCTACTGTAACAGTGTTAGTTGTAACAGATAACTTAACCATTAAGGATTACGGTTCAGTTGCTGATCTCAACGCATAAAGTCAGTGTAAGTTAGATTACATAACATGAAAAATGCTTGGCTAGTCCAGGCATTTTTTTTGACTAAAATTTAAGTAACATGATAAATACACATATAATGTTTAAGAAGTATTTTTGTAAAGGAACAACAATGAATAGAGAATCAGTATTCGAACAACTAAAAATTGACGAAGGAGTTGTTTATGAAATTTATAAAGACCATCTTGGCTACCCAACTTTCGGAGTTGGCCACTTGGTCCTTGAGTCAGATCCAGAATATGGACAAGAGGACGGAACACCTGTCTCAGAAGA